GGGTAAGGGTAGTTATTATGGGAAAGCTTATTCTATTAACCTAGCATGATGGAGCGTTATAAGCGACATTAAAGCACGGCGAACTAAAGAAATCCTAAATTACAATTATCCTAATATAACAATTAAGGGTAAAGGGGGGAGTAAACGCGATAAAAACAAGAAAAGACGAAAAAGAATCTTTTCAAATGTTTATCGAGAATACAATCACATATAATACTATAAAAGAAAAAGCTTTTATAGACGTATATGCAACTTACATCAAATATATAAATATATAAACAAGTATTATAGATGTAAAGAAATACTAAATCCTACCTATATTATGACCTAAAGCTAAGGTTAAGAAGGAGGACTGAAACACGAACCAAAGAAGGACCAACTCCAGGCGACATCGGCGGGATGCAACGGCTAGTACCAACTAAGGCGAGCAAGGTGTTTCTAAAGGTGTGCAGACATACCAGCGGGGGACAACGCATTACGGTGACCGGATTGCGGCACGAAGCACTTACACACGTTGTACGAACCGATATGACTCAGGAACACACAGGTGAGGTAACCGACAAAGAGAATGCCTAGGCGATATACAATGAAAGAACGGTCCATCGAAGAACTCACATTCGATCAAAGCTTTACACTTCGGGGTAATCTCTAACGAAGGTGTTAAGACACAAGACGACAAGCGGTCCATCGAAGAACTCACACCTGACAATCAAGTGAATATGAAAACGGGATCACAAGACAACAGCACTGAAGCACGAAGTCAAGTTTCCAAACAAGCTAACAATAGTGCCGGCAAAGGTGAACACTACTCACCAACAGCGCAACGAAGTGCTGACCCGATTCTTGAGCTACGTTTTAAAGGTATATGTTATGGACACGTAAGTTAAACAGTTCTAAATAAAAGGACAGAAAGACCTAAATTAAAGACACACGTAAACAAACAATATACATAAAGTCGAACGAACTACAGGGCCAAAAGATCCAGTGGCTCGAAGACCGCTTCATAACGTCTCGATCCCCACAAAGTTCAGAAAGAGGATAGATTTACTGGGCTTTTAACTCCACAGTAGGATTCTAAAAATCCTGAGACTATTAAGATGTACACAAACGACGTCACAAGACGACACAAACAAAGATAGGAAAATTTTGCACCCATAAGCTTAAGGCCCATGTGCAACCTAGGATCACCTAGGGGGTTCCGGATCACATCCGTCTAGTCGGGGTTGTCAAATATCACAGTGATGGGTTGTCACTGAGTTGACGAGAGGTTACAAAACGCACAAACACATCAGAATAAAGGTGTGGCACAAGGTAAAGCTTCGAAGTAGAGGTCTCAACTCTACATTGGGTTCGAACTTGATTCAACGAAGAAATCCATTCAATCCCAGCGTTAACCACATCGCTATTTCCAACAAAACAATACAGAAGACGGTCCATCGAAGAACTCACATCAACTGTACAGAACAATCAACGCAACAATGGCATGCCCATCGCACCAGAAACTCCGCTTGTAGGAGCTCCAGCTTGTGGACGAAGCCCAGGTATGGATGTTGTGACTGACCTATTGCCAAGAACTTGTGTGTGTTTTGGTAATGGACTGCCGGCTGCTCCACCCCCAGTAGTTAAACCGGGAATGAAGGGAACGCCATGATCCGCGTATTGTTGGGATGTGTAGTCTCGCATTTCACGCATGAAATTAAACTGTTCTTGCTGCATGTGCTTTTGAGCATTAGCGGTTTTGGTTGCGGCTAATAGTCCACGGTTTCCCGCGGCACTCGCGCCTATATTTCCACCAGCTAAAGCCAAAGCTGAACCCAACGACAAAGCCATGAGTGTATAGCAACCAGCTATGCTCGTTGAAGTTTGTTTTGAACAGCAGTCCTAACAAAAGTGAAATGAGAGTCAGTGTACTCAGACACACGTTGACGAAACACGTTGGCCAAACTAACGTCGTTTGGGAGGTCAGTGTCATACGTGAAAGTGTACAACTGATTATTTTTGAACAGGTGAGCTAAAGGGAAGTCTTTTTGGACACGGGCACAGAACGCAGCCTCGCGATCTGGTGTCTCGAAAAGACAAACGAACTCTGTGAGAGTAGAATATATCGGATTCAACTGCTGACCACGTTTGTGGCGGGTATAGTAGTCAAGAGAGCCTGCGTAATAGGCGTCGACTGCGTCTCCCGTGTTCAGTTTAGTCTCGAATATGCTCTCAAAGGACTCGTAGTTGTGGGCCATAACTTAACGTAATGATACAGCAACTCGTTTTATATGAACGTAACCTAAATTCTAAGAAAGGGAGGTTACATATGCTACAACACCGAATGGAGCACCTGTAACACTAGCTATGCTGCTACTACAAAGGAGCACGGCTAATGTCCCCGAACAAGTGTTTGACGTGAATCGAACACTGGGTCGGAGAAGTTCGTGACTATGCTCTTACTTCTGAAACTTCACCTCGCGGCGAACAACAAAAGAAGCACCATCACTAGAGGGGCCAGGGAGGTGGTCATCCGTTGCCTCGTCTTCAGAAGACGAATCACGGCGACCCCTTGCTAATCTACCAGTAAGGCGACGAACCTGTTCCTCTAAGGCTGCCGCTCTAAACACATTGAAGCGTGCTTGCTTCATTGCAGTAGTCAGAGACGGTATGATTCCAGTCCTAGGAATCAAGCCAAAGAAGGACAGCTTGTAGTCAGCCAGCCTAAACGAGAGTGCTGTAAGAGTACCCGCGGTGGTAAGGAATCCCTCAAAGTAAAGTTTCACATAACCTATTGGCAAGTCGGTCGGTGTGTGAATGAGTGTGAACAGCAGTGCGTCAGAAGCCGTCCACTCGTGGGACTTCGCAAGACGCTCGATGGTCCGATACATATGATCAGACTGTGCAGACATCGTGGTGGTTGGATCAATCCCAAAGGCACTGTAAAAGTAGAGGACTGTCTCATTGGCATTTGGAACAACAACATCTTCGACTAAAGTAGGCAGGTCGAAAGTTGGTGCGTTCGTACGTCCAGTGTTGGCTATCGGCAACGTGTATGGAGAAACAATGAAGTTCATGATTCCATTCACAGAAGCAGGAGCAGTGCCAGAGACTTGCATGACGCTGGGACCAAGATTCGAAACTGGTGCACCAGCTTGACCAGTTGCAAGCAAGTCAGAAAAATAGCCAGGTGCCAGGATCTCGTCATGCCAAGCTGTGCGAATGAGTCCAGTACCAGCTGTACCACGTTCCGTGACAGTTCCATGAAGTGCTTGATAAGGATGTTTCGCAACTCCATTGAGATTAACCATGATAAGTCCAGGGCGTCCAACAACAGTGGCAGTAGGATCTGCATACAAATAGAGCGCGGCCTTGTGGTCTTGTGGTGTATGAAAGACGACGTGTGATGCCAAAATGGCTTCGTAGCTACTAAAAGACACCGGTCCCTGATCTATGGACAAAGGCATCGGTTGAGCAACGTTGAAGTTGGCATTCATCTTATTCAAGACCATCACTGAAATCGCCTGACTGCCTGTTGCAGATGTGTTTAATGTCATGAGCACATAAGCTGCAAGATAACCACCAAACGTTGAAGGATCAGTTTCATCGTAAGCACCTGTGTAATGGTACTGGATGTTGCGCTGGTCCATCACCTCGAATCCCTGTGGGTCCATTGCCTTCGGATCCATCAGGGACCACTCGAAGTGGGTGAAAGCCTGGGGTGCAGTGACAGTGCGGGGATGGATGTTCGGCGGCAACCGGATGAACGCAATGGATCCCGCATGAAAACCAGTTCCAGCTATCTTGAATTGGAAATCCTGTCCTCCACTCCAAGCGTTGTAGATGGCTGTCAAGTATGAGGCGACTGGGTTGGCGAACCGTGGGTGTATTGGCGAGTACCAAAGCAAAACTCCTGGGACTTGGGTCACGGACCATGTAAACGTCGTCAGATGCAAATAGTGATCGTAGATATACTGATCCGGTCTGTTCGCTTGACCTGAGTGTTCTGTCAAAGTTCGCTTGGTGCTCTCTTCTCCTGCTCTCAAGGTCGAGACTGGAGCTGTACGAGTCAAGTCTGGGTCCACAGTTGTTCCATCTCCTCCGGGCACTGCTGGGGCTGACATGATGCATGTAAAATGAAATGATCGTAGTGTAAGTAAGTGTACAAATACAACATATATTAACGGAACAAAGACTCTGTCAGTAGTTTCTAACAGTAGAGGATGACGTAAACGTCTCCCCACGTGTGGATTGGTTTGTCGAACCGAATCCCCCATTGTCGCGCCTTCGCGAAAATGTGTTGACGTATTTGCGAGAAGCGCTCTCTTCCATGCAGGAAGGCCTCGCGTAGTATGTTGTTAACAACGTCGGTGATGAGAGCTCCATCCCAACTAACTGCCTCTGGGTCATCGTAGTACAAGTGTGGGCGACCTGTGGTAAAGTCCAGCATCCGCTGTAACGAGTTGATGTCAAGCGACCCGCGGTAAAAACGCACACCTGGCTCCTTGTAGAAAGAGCGTTTCAGGAAGGTGAGGTCTACCAAGGGTTGCAATCTCTTCACAACTCCCGACTTATCTGCAGGCGTAACGTCCAAACCGAGCTTTGCACACTGGGCAATGTAGCTTTCAAAGTGAAAACGTTCTGAGACGACAAAATCAACTGTCATCATGTTGTCATCACCGTAAAAAGAACATGCCACGGATTTAAGGAAATCCGAAAACGTCGAGCGCTCTCCTTCAATCATTAACCAAGCCATGTAGGTGTATACCCAATTCGCCAGCGAATTGTCCAACGCCGTCTGTGGCTGACCAGTCATCTGTCCACCAGGCACTTGCAAAATCAAACCACGGTACAAAACAAACGCACCATCCATGCATTTGTACAGAGACGTGCGGATCGTGTTGTCTACTTCTTCGAAGTGTGGGTCACAGTCACGATAAACATTATTCATGATGTCAGCACAAGCCAACAACACTTGTCTATGTAACCTAGCATCCCAGGCTTTGAAATCCGCTGCAAACCCGCGCTCTCCGATGCGGGCATGCCAAGCATGCAACAATTCCCAATCGTTGCCAGTGGGGTCAATTCCTATCTTGATGGGCAAGAAAGGATGAAGACCAGTCATTACTGCTGAAAACGCATGACAGTACTGTCGATGCACTATCGTATAGCAGATTGGACTGGACAAAATTGACCTTGTGTTCGTATCCACAATCTTGCTTGGTTTCAGAGGTTCGTCTTTGTTTGCTGCAGAAAAGACAACTGCTGAGCGCTCCCCACGTCTGGCTGTACTCACTAACTGATCACACGCGTGTCGCAACTCCTCACCAAGAGGTGTCTTGGCGATATGAAAGATGTCTCCATCAAACTGGAACAAAACATCTTTTTTGTGCACACCCTTCGAAGTCCACGGAAAACCGGCTGAGGTTTGTCTGTAAATGGGGTTACTTGCTGGATACTGCGTAGTCCGATTGATAGCTTCAGTCTTGGTCAGGATTTTCAGCTGCACATTGTGTTGATGAAACACATCTGATATGTGCCCGGAAATATCCAAAACCGCACGCTGTAACAACTTCTCATCAATCTGGCGTGGTGCAATGTCGTACTTCAAGATGCCATTCACAATCGGCGCATATGGTAATGAATTGCGCGGATCCTTCTCAGAAAGTACAGCAGGTTCGAAATGAACTCCTATGTCAAGGCCACGAAAGGGTGAAGGCCACCAATGTGTCTTAGGAGGACAACCCTGCTGAAAACCATCCGCTGTTCGACCAGCAATCACGATGTGTCTACCTGGAATCTCCAATGGTTCGTCGTACAACTCCACATTCTGATGTCTCAACACAACGATGTCACTCCTAGTAGCTTGTCCAAACATTGGCACGTCCTCTTGATAAACATACGTGCACATGCCAATGTTACTACTAGCAGCACAATGAAAACCAATGAACTTCTGAGGGTATGCGGAGTTCACTAAGATAACTGGTGAACCACAATCTCCATTCTTCGTCTCGATTGGTGAAATGCTGAATCCATCACTGTGGCCAATATATGTGAGTCCATGTACTTTATGTCCATCCACTGTCTTGATCGTAATTTCCTCTAAGGAGATAACCCTGCACATGATTTCAGTCGACACCTTCTGCACAAAGAACCCAAAACTTCCTGTAAAACTAGCTTTAGTTGACTGCTTCTTCATCAAGTGTTGTGTGATGTCAGGAAACATTGGTGCTGTTTTCTCAAGTGTAAAGAACCAAACGTCGCGATTTTCCATTTCAGCGACGGTTTTTTCCACCTGATAAACAACATCAGCTTTTTTCACAAAACTGACGAAAGGTTTGATGTGCAAAACACTCATGCACAAACGATCCTTAAGTCCAACTCCAAAGCACAGGAACTTCTGATCCGCATCTAACAACTGAACCTGATTTCGAACCACTGTCACCATCACTGTACGCGCTCCTGGATCAACACTAGCCTCCGCATGAAACTGCTCAACGACAACTCCTGGTTTATCCTCGAAGATCACAATCTTAGGCTTTGTCAACTTCCTAATGAGACCTTGCTCTGACTGGTCTGCAGAAGTTCTTCCTTCAACGTTCAACTGGTCTGGTACTACAAAACGAGAACCTTCACTATAAGTACCTAAAGTTCGTCGTTTAACTGCCTCATTCACAATGTCCTCTGAACCACGCCAGCGAAAAACACCACTACCTGATGGGTCTGAACCAACTTTCCGTGTGTTTTCTCGACTAGCACGAGAACGTTTTTGTTGAAAAGCAGCCAAAGCAGCACGTTCCTCCTCTTCAACTTCACCATAAGCTTGAAGTGTGCGTTCATCTTCTTCATCTCCCCAGCCTTCTGCGTCAAACTTCTCAACCTTCTTATGATCTACAAAGAAAGTAAGTCCAACACCAACTGCTATCTTGATAAGGAAACCAACGACATCCAACCACGGCAAATCTTTCGTGTATTCCATGAGCTTGAAGGAGTGACTCTCGGCTACACAAGGCAAGTCTTCTGGCATAGGTGTGCGCGCACGAATCTGATCCATCAGCAACACTCCATTCTCCGACCAACAAAGGTAAGAGATACCGTCCTCAAACTGAATTTCCATTGAGGGGCCAGTGTAGGGAGGCCTAATACATCCAAAGCCTGCAAAAGCACTAGCCCATGTGTCAAAGAAGTGATTACTGTACGCTAACTTCCACTGTAACATGTGGGTCATTACAACCTTTAACACGTCCAGCTCACCAACTGAAGTGTGTACAATACCTGCAAGGTCCAAAACTGAATGTGGCACCTTGTCAGTCGTCTTCGCTTTCATCCAGTAAACATGATCTGCCTTTCCAACTTGATCGTGCATAGTGAATGGCTGTCCGTCCTCCACAACATGTACAACTGGCTTAACATCTTGAAGCTGTTGCAAAACCGTCACACAAGAAGTCTGAACACGTGTGGCCAAGCCAACTTGCCGATACACTTTAACATATTTCATGTATGCATCAGTTCGCTGCTGGGGTGTCCACTCTGCATTGTCCCAATCAGAAGGTTTTGCTGTTCGAGACAACAATCCACCTACTCGAGTAAACGAATAGTAGAAAGTGGTCAACCTTCGAAAGAAACGATCATGATCTTCAGTCTTCCACTCCTTGGTGCGTCTACGGAACATGGACTCATTTGCAGCCAAGACCAATGGCTTCCTGAGTTCTCCGTTGTAGGTGCGCCAAACAAGATCCAACACAAATGAAAAACGCTCTTCACTATCACAGAATTCATCATAACACTCTGCTCGGCCTGCCATCCCTTTCAGGACTTCAGTTTTACCACAACCAGGTGGTCCAAACAAAACGTAAACTGGTGCTGTTGTTCCTGTTGTCTGTGCTCCCTGTGCATGAAAGTCATCATCCCTCATCCAAACATCCTCATCCATCTGGAAACGACCACCCTGTGGTGGGCGCTGATCACGTTGCCAATGTGGGACAAACATCATGGGATCACGTTGACCCATGTTTTGTCCACGACCACGATTTCCTCCGCGATGATTCTGCATGCCACGTGGTGCTGGGTTATCAAAAACCGGCTGACCAAGTTGCATGGGTGCAGGTGGTGCGCGAGGAACTGGTTGTGGCAAAGGTGGCCGTTGAACCAGCGCAGCGAAGCGCTGGGTGACCTCCTGGTCATAAGCAGCGGTGCGTTCCTGATGTAAAGTGAATGCTTCGTTGACGATTTGCAAAAAAGAAACTGGTTCAATTTGTGGCAGTTGTTCTCCCTGTGGAAAATGTGCCATTCTCATCAACTCAACATGACTAAAATCAGGTTGGTAATGATCACGAGGATGTGAGTTTTGATTTCCACGTATTGGTACTGGATCTGTCACTCTCACAACAAAATCACGGCGTCGGTCAAGGATTCTTGGATTTGTCAACACCTTGGATCTTGCAACAAAAGAATGGTTTGAGGCAATGAGTACATACGTACTACGAAACCTAGTTCCCTTTTCTTCCACTGCAGCCATCGGCAACAAATAAGACGATCCCGAGTAAATTTCATTCATCTCTGCATGATCCACACACTCAACTGTTGAGTTGAAGTCATCGTAAACCACGATTTTCTGACCTGCATATTTACTCCAATAAGCGTCGTTCTTCGCACGAGTATAAGTCAACAACGTCTCCCCATGGTAAGCACTCAACTCCTTAACTATGGCTTTAATCATCTCAGATTTTCCACAGCCAGACTCTCCATACAAGTAAATGACAACGGGAACTTGCTTGCCAACAATTGTTCTCATGATTGCGTCATACTTAGCATTAAGCTCGGTGTATAACGTCTTGACTATCATGAGCATTTGGTGCAAACCAGCAAGATTTTCCGTCGACTGAGCAATTGTGACATGCATTTGGTTAACCTCAACCAGGTCCAAATTCAAGTCCTTAATGAACTCAGTTTCACTCGCAACAATGGTAGGATCGTTCTCAAGTCTCGTACGTTTGTTCTCAAGTCTAACTCTCAAGGCCTCTAACTTCTTCACAAGCTGGCCACGCGGTGATCTATCTTCCAAACCAAGAAAACTTCCAACAGTACTTCTGACAAGTCCAGACAATCCATCAAAGGAATCTCCAATTCCCTTGAGTCCTCGACAAAGGTTTCCAAGATTGACTATAGTCTTGGCTACACTCTCACCTGAAGTGATTTTAGCTCCCGTCATGAGCATCACTACAGGGGCAGCCATGGCTAAAACGGCAGTCGCAATCTCGTTATTGTCCAACTCACCACTACTAATGTCCTTAAACATGTCTCCAATTCCTTGGAAATGCATCTCGTCGTCACGGTCTTGAGCAAGTAAATCACTATATCGCATAGTGCGCTCGTCTGTAGTTTTAACAAAAGCTGGCGTCTTGCCATCTGTAAATTGTTCAACAACAAAAGCAGCAAAATCAGAACAAACACGAAAAAATCTACGCAAAGCATCAGCAATTAAAGTAGCAACATGTTTCAAAAATTCAAGTCCAAAGTTCCAATAACAGTTCCAGAGTTCAAGTAACCTAAAAGCGTAGTGCGCCGCTTGGGCCAAAGATGTGGAAGACCAAAGAGCTCGTATCAACGGAATAGCATTGAGTGGCTTTATTTGTGAGAGCCACGAAAGCACATCGTTGATCGTGAGCGACTGTAAGCTTGTCTTGATCGACATCGATGGTGATGTTGTTGTCGGTTGGGTCGCACTTGGGGTCACGGACTCTTGTGATACAGAGTTTGTCCGAGATGAAGGTCCGGTGCATGACGCATCCCGCCCCCATGCATCCTCCACGGTGTGGTGCGTTGCATAGAAACGTTGGCGTGCTGGATCCCAACTCTTCGACCGAGGTTGAGGTGTTATGTTCACGTGGGTAGTAGAACGAAACACAGTCTCCGATCTGGTGTGCTCTGCGGGGTGGACGCGGGTCCCAGAAGTAGTCTTTCCAAGCGTTTCTGTCAACTTTGAGGAAAAGTTCTGCCAACTCGATTTCAACTTCTGATGTGGTGAAATCTTTTTGGTTGATGAGTCTAATTCCTTCAGGTCTGTGAACGAAGTCGTGAAAGATCTGCTTTGGCCAGTAGTGTCCTTCGCTAGAGGTAAAGACCAAGTACTGGTCGTGTTCGCAGTGTCTAGAGTGGTGTTGACCTCCGGCCAATGCATGGGGCGACCATGCGTCAGGTGTTGACTCAATGTACTCAGGAGGGGATACTGTGAAGAATCGTAACTTTCCTTTGTAATCGCATCTAAAGCGGATGTCGCCTTCTTCATTGTATCTTCCAGGCAAATGCCGAACTGCAAAACAACGTCTGTAAATAGTCACACAACGCAAACCGTCAATTGCAGAACCCAACAAACCAACCAACACGTTAACTGTATCAAGTCGTGGATTGCGAATGGTTCGTCTTCCTTCTGTCTGTCTGATGTTGAGCCAAGCCCAACGATCTGAACCAGCTTGCAAGAACTCTTGTCTAGTTGGAACGTAATCACAAGGTTCACACTGATAAGCCGGAGCCAAGTTGAAACCGTAAGTGTAACGCTCGTCGTACTCAGGGCGACCTTCGCCAATGTAACGTTCACCGTTGAAGCTTTCTAACAAAAAGCTCGTAAAATACATGTGTAGTGCAAGGGGGGGACCCTTAGCCCTCGTAAGAGGTTGCTCCACTAGCAAACTACTGTCGCAATGATAAATCTCTAAGAAGAGTGCTGAAAAATATCACAACAACAAATTAAATTCCTTCCGTAAGTCCTATTGGATGTATCGCTCAATCTCAATATTTGACGCTAAACCTGTACCCTCGCAGGACCGAGTGCTCAACTATAACGCTTGGGCTTACG